AAAAGGAAACAAGTAATGGATATTACCCTTCCCGTAGGTTCTTGGTTGCAGACCAATGAAGGTCATTCGGTTTCGTGGGCCCTCCCGGACCACACCGATAAAATGCCCCAAGTTATAATCTACAAACGCCGTCCGCACAGTGCGGATAATCGCGGCTATTCCGTTAAGGATGTGTTCGCAGGTGCTGACGCCGTCACCGGCGTGATCCGAAATAGTTTCTTCGAATTCTCGGCGAAACTGTTCGACTCAGCAGATCCCACGGTTGCAGCAGCAAATTACGATGCGCTGATTGCAACTTTAGGCGACGCCGACGTTCGTGCAGCTGTCCTAAGTTCTGGACAGATTCCGAACGGAACCGTAACCTAAGCGATCACGATGCTCTGTTGATCATCATTGTGATCGTGGGGTCCCGTGCCATGATGTTGTCCTTGACAACGAGTGGTATCGGGATAGAACTTCTAACTCGCATCGCAGGTTAGGAGTTCGGTGGCTGTACCGCAACGGTCGGTCATTGTCTGTTTCATGCACCTCATTGGAGATAATCCATGAAAACACAAGTTGTTCCAACTGGTGAAGATGCTGCCATTTCGGCAGACCTCACAAAACTCGCTGTGGACTATGCCCTTAGATCCGACGACATTCCTTTGTCGCTGGCCCTCCGGCTAGTGTCGATGGAAACGTCCGAAGACGCGAGTGGTATAGATAGAGACGCGGTTGATATTGCGTCTCATAGCGATGACCCGGCAGACTGGCTGCTGGGCGTCCGACAAGCCTGCGCTATGCTCAAAAAGAACGTCTTCCTTCGGGAAGCAGCGTCTCCAGAGCTACGCGAGGAACGTTGTATAACTAAGTTCCTCAAAACCCAGAAACGGGTGCGCATTGCTAGCAAGCGGTTAAACTATTACTTACGGCGTCCATCCCGGATGCCGCCGCTTATAGCAGAGGTTATCGGTGAAGCTCAGGCTGATCTTTTTCGCCTCCTCGGGCCTGGCCCGGAGATAAAGGATTGGAGAAGATTTGCTGACGCGAAATCGTTTTCAAACGGTGTAATTCAGGGCTTGAAGCCAGTACCGGTTAAACCCGGCTCGGAGTGGAAGTTGAAAGATACTTCCTCTTACGGCAAGCTCAATCCTGATAACCGTATTACGTCAACAAGCGAGTGCCTGCGTGTCTTTGGGCCCCGGCTCCTACAAAACGGAGTCTTTCGGACCCATGTCGAGAAAGTAGCCCATCTAGGTTACGTTATCGACTCAGCGGCAGGCATGTCAGTCTTCAAAGAAGCTGACATCGATCGTTTTATCGCTGCTGGTGGCCTATTAAATTCCATGGCCCAGCAAGGGATCCGCTCTATGTGGGACCCGTACCTGAAACGTTGGGGGATCACCCTTGACCAACAGGAACGGAACCGCGAGTTAGCGGAACGTGCTTCACACATTGGCCTTGCGCCACATGGATGGAGCACAGTAGACCTTTCTTCGGCGTCGGATGGTATCAGCGTTCCGCTGGTCCACTATCTGCTTCCAAAAGAATGGGCTCGACTCTGCGATGCAGCAAGAGAGCCGTCGGTACGCATACGTGGAAAGCTTGTAAAAGGCTATTCCTCGTACTGTACAATGGGTAACGCTTTCACGTTCCCGTTGCAATGCCTCATCTTTGCCTCCCTTGTGAGGAGTTCGATCAAGTTGTCGAATTGTGATGATCGCGAGTACCGTGTCTACGGGGATGACATTATTTGCCCTTCGTCGGCCAGCCTCCTGCTGGTTGAAGCGCTCAAGTTTTGTGGGTTTACCCCGAATTTGAAGAAGACTCACATTACGGGATTCTTTCGAGAGTCTTGTGGTGGTGACTTCGTGCGTGGGCTTGATGTCAATCCGGTGGAGTTAACGGAGCAGCCCTCATTGAGGACTACGCAGCATGTGCTGTTTAACCGTATCCAACGGAAGATCCCTTCCCACCCTGTGCTTTATTACCTCCTAGGTTACAATGAACGTCCGTTCGTTGGCCTGGCCGTGGACAGAGAGTCCGTGGCAGACGGTTACTTCGAGGGACCTCCCTTCGTAGTGGCCCAAAGGGGCGCTTCCTGGTATTGCAATGATATCCAGGCAGTGAAGTACAGGTTCAAGCTGCTCGCTCCTCACTCGATCCGAGTGAAGCATGACGAGACAGACTTGAGACATCTTATGAGTTGCCTTTTGGGTAATCATAAGAGATATCACGATCTACGCGGATCTGTTAAGTACCGCGTACGTGAAAGAACCCTATCGGTACCATACCGCATAGGGGCTTTTAGCCCAGTTTGGTACGCATAACGCGACCATAGGCAAGAGGGGGGGCTGGATAGGCCCGTAA